AGACTACAGGGGCCATAAAGTTGCGAACCACAGTAGCCTTACTGGCTCCTTGGGCTACTTTTGCAACTCGGCCTATTCCAAAGACGCTTCCCACAAGTCCATCAACAACCACAGCGTCGTACATCTTATAGAAATCGGGATCACTCTTTATGGCCTCTTCATAGATCTTAGTATTACTCTTAGCTACCTCAGGCCCAATCTCTGCCAGCTTTGCGGCATTTTGAGGGCCGATCAAAGGGGTATAGAGCATAGTGGTTACAGTCCTGCCTATATCGGTGGAAGTGAGAAGTCCAAACAGATCGGTTCCAAACTTAGACACTGCTCTAGGATAGTGTCCCCAGTCGGTAGCAACCTTGCCCATATCCTCAAGATCAGCCTTTATATCCCTAACTTCCAGATCTCGGAAGAGAGCTTTTCTTTCCTCACTAACCTGAGGACGCTCAACAGGGACGCCAAACATCCCTGCAAATTGCTGAGCAGAGGTCATACCTTCTCTTTGCAGTTCTTCCCACTGGTGGATATCTGTTCCTTGAGGAGTAGCTCCAGAGGCGACATCATAATCATAGAGCGTCTGCTTCTGAGCATCCCTATACTTTCGCAGGAGTGGAGCATCTGCCTTTCCACTATCCTTTATCATATCATAGGCTTTGTTCAGAAGAGACATTCTCTGAGAATCGTTCAACTGGGCAAGCTGAGGAGAGGAGTCAAACACTCCTGCGAAAGTATTAGACATGAGAACCTCTATTGGAGAGCTGTGAGAAGAGATTGAATAAACTCATCCATGTTTACGGAAGAGGTGGGATCTATGGAGAGATCGGAGGAACCTACAGAAGAATCTGAACTTGTTCCAAGAGGAGTAAGTGCAGATAAGGAGCTAAGACTCTGGAGCAGCCTATCCTGCCCCGGTTTAGATATCATTGAAAACATGCTGGAGATTTGCCTTCTCAACACGTCCTGACCAAATTCCTCAGGGGTGCGTTGCCTCATTATGGGGCGGCCTTTCTTATCTACCCCTTCCTGTACCTGCCCATAGCCTTCGAGATTGAGAGGATCTTGTGCATTCTTTAGCGCAGTCTCTACATTCTTATTGAGGGCTTCACCTACCTTGCCCATATTGAACTGGCTGAGCATAAAGGAATCCTGTTCATCGAATCCCATCTGCTTATACATATTCAAAGCCTGTTCAAACTTCTGCTCTTGGGCAGTCTTCTTAGGCTTTAGCCCCATGAGGGTATTCACGTCAAGACCCATTACCTGCCCTGTAAGCGCTGGAATACGTCGAGTAGCTCCCTGTAAAACAGGCTGGCCTGCCTCATCAAGAAGAGGATTTCCGTCTGGGCCGACCGCAGGCTTCCCCGCATCAGGATTTGGGATATCCACCTCCAGGGAGTCTAAGTTTTTCATAGCCTCTGCCTTCAATCCTAGCATTTCTGCTTCTCTCTTGGCCGCCTCCAACTGGTGCGGAAGCATCTTTTCTTTTGCCTCAAGAGCCCGCCTTTCCAAGTCCAAGGAAGCTGAACGGAGAGCTGTATTCCTCTCTTGTATATAGGCATCATGAGCCTTCATAGCATTAGAGAAGAGTTGCGTGTCTCTATCCATCGCCATCTTGGCAGCTTCCATCACTTGGGCATACCTCTGCTGCTGCATCTGCGCAGTGGCCGTAGTTTCACGAGCTACCTCATCTGGGCGCATCCCATAAGCGTAGGTTTGTGGAGTTCCTACCTGCCCTGCTGCGCTGAGAGATTGGATTAGAGCTTTTGGATCTACCCCAGAGTTGTCTGGCGCTCGTAAGGCCATCAGTTCTTGTACTGTAGCCATAGTTATCTCCTAAATACCGCCGAGGCGCCGAGTTCTTGCGATAACATCGTCGAGGGAAGAAGTGGGGGATTGTGTAGACGCTCCAGATAGGGTAGAGGGTGCCCCGCTTAGCGGAGCCTGTGACATGCCATATCCTGAAGAGTCAGTCTGAGGAGTAGCACTTCCTACCTTTCCACTAATCCCCTGTAACGCCTGCTTCATCCAATCATTGGCAGATGCTTCTCGCATCTCTGCATTCTTGTTTGCAAGGTTTCCAGCAAACACGTCACCCAGAGTTCCTGCGGCTCTGCCAATAGGAGTGTTCTCGCCTGCTATAGCAGACCCAAGGCGATTCCCAACAACTCCAAGAGTTTGCATCTGGCGCCACTTCTCTACATCTTCAGGCGTCTGGAGATTCTGCCCAGTAAGATTATTCAGCATTGTGGTCCAAATACTCTGCTCATCCGAAGAGGTGGCGTTAGCTGCTCCTTGGGCAGCCTGTTCAGGACTCATGGTAGTAGAGCCTGCCAAGGCACTTTGAGGCTGCTGAGGAACTGCCCCAGGTGTTGCTTGCTGTTGCTGGCCAGAAGGCTGTCCTTGGAGCTGTGCCGCAGATTGCATTTCCTGCCCCTCTACTGCGGCTGCGAGCTTGGGGGCCGCAGCGCGGATGTTCGCCCCCTGCATGGCCATCTCCTGGGCAGGATCGCTCTGAGCGGGAGTATAAGGCATGCGACCACTCTGGTCAGGCTGAGGAGGCTGGAGGGAGGGAGTAGAGGAAGAGGAGCCTCCCGAGCTTGTAGAAGGAGCAGAGGCACTCCCTGTGTTTGTCATAGCAGAGGAAGGGTCATATCCTTCCCCTGAGTTCAGTCCTTGAAGAGCCGCAGTGATTCCTTGCATCATCTGGGGGGTGATTCTGAAAGCCATACAAAACTCCTTATAAGATTAGAAAAGTCCTGCCACCAGGCCAATAACACCTCCTACAGCCGCACCAGCAGGACCGCCAATAGCAGCTCCTGTTCCGGCTCCAGATAGTGCTCCGCCTATTGCGCTGGATACTCTGCTACCTCCAGCAGTAGAGGTAGAATACGAGGTTCCTGCAGAAGATGCGATTGACCCAAGAGCGTCCATAAGATACTTGGACATCTCCAGATTCCACTTTGTCTCTTCTACCTTATAGATGTTGTTGCTGTCTGTGTACTCCTTCATAGCAGCATAGCCCATTCTAAGAGCTTCCAGATTGTAGTGGACAACTTCTTTATGGTATGAGATTTTCTGGAGTGTGAGGGATATGATATCGTTTACACTCTTGAAGGCGTATTCATAGGCAGCTAGGATTAGCTTCCCTTTGTATTCTTTTTCAAGAGAGACTTCCTCCTCTAGCTCTTTGGCCCAGATGAGAGCTTCTCCTATCTTGAAAGCAGAGGTCATAACAGCTCCTATGTTCTGCATCCCTCTGCGATATTTAGGTAACACCTCCTCCTCAACGCCCTTACGAAGTCGAGCGCGCTGAGCGTCTATGTAGTCGTCCAAAGGTTTTAGGTCTGCAAAGTCATAGACTATCTCAGGAATGGTAGCCATCAGACGACGCCATAACGCTTCAGGCTCAAACTCTCTGATGATGTCGTCGTAGTAGTCTACTGTTGCCGTCATCTGGCAAACCATGTCAGAGGGATTCCAGGCCTTCATACCTACGTAAGGATTATTTGCCATGGCCTGGTCTGCATATCCTCTCATATGGTCATACAAGACGGCGTGCCTATCTTTCATATAAGAAGGATAGTCTACCGCCCCACTGCTGCCTCCGCCACCTCCAGAGCCTCCCATACTATTCAGCCTCCGCGTTTAGCAGGCAATAGTGGATTATCTCCCCCATTCCCTTATTAGCTTTTATGGCAGTTTCTGCAACCAACCTAGAGCCACAATAAGCCGAGATATAAGGACATCCAGCTTCTCGAGCCACTCTACGAGCAGCCGCCCAGTCAGCTTCCCTAGCCTTACGGGAAGCCTGTTTGAAGTTGTATAAGGCGTAGATGAGAAGAGAGGATTCCCCTGTAAGATCATCCACCACCTTTTTGGTTATCATCCCTCCGTAGAAGGTATCAGTACCATCTTCTGGATCGAACATAAGCCATAGTTGCAGCTGTCCAGTCATGGCAGCATAGAACATACGCTGCAATCTATCAGGAAGCTGTCTAGAGGAGGAGGGAATAGCCTTCCTGATTATCTCCTCAAACGTGCTCCAGTATTTTGCTATATCCTTATTCGGCAGGCCTACCAGCATTGATAACTCCCCGTGAAAAGTGTTTGTCGGTGTTCTTGTAGTGAAGCCAAAGCTTAGAAACTTTCAGAGTGTGGAAGTCTTCTGAGCATAGGCCCACTATAAATTCTGTCCCAGCTATGATAGGAAAAAAAGCACCTCTAGGATCTAGGTGGATATTCTTAGTGCGCTGAAACTCCTTTCTAAAATCTCCCCTCCAGCGAGTATAACCGTGGACACGGTTGGAAGATTCTAAATCAGCCTCTACACACATCAAAGTTTTTATACCCCTTGAGGAGAAGGACAAAGGGGAGGTTTCCACTATTGCGTAATCAGCCCCGTTGGTGAAAGTTATACCCAACAGCGTGCCATCCAACCTGCCAAGGTTTGTAGGAGTTACTCCTGATTCTCCCATCCCTGAATCGGTTAGAATAAAGCAGTTGTTTTTATCTCCTACCCACCAGTGTCGTAAGGCGGTGTCAAAGGAGACTATGGGAGAGTCTAGGAGCTTTATAAACTCCTCATATCCAAGCCTTGTGGGAATCTTCCCTTCTCCACTAAGAGCCTTTTCTGGCTCCACCTTATAAAGAGCTTTATCGGTTCCTATAAAAACATGGGCTATGCCATCTCCGGCTACACAGTTACGATTGAGCAATCCTATGTCTCCGAAGTCGGCAATACCAAAAGTCACAGCAGGAGAGTCAGCAGGGGCCATTTTGGCTATGCCATTCTCTCCATAAACAACTAGCTCTTTACCAAGAGGGAGGATGGCTAGTACGGAGCCAATCCAGCTCATAGGAGCCCACCCTACCTCATTCCCGAGGTTGAACTCCCACTCTAGAGAGCCTATCTTCGACCAAGCTACTAGGGAGGGGCCAGAGACTGGAGTAATGTTTTCGATGTTCCCAGAGGACGTCCTACCAGGCCCATTTGGAAGAGTTAGGTCTCCAACTATAAGCTGCCCTCTATAGGCACAGCAAGAGCGGAAGGAAGCTCCTCCTAGTTCTGCTACTATGGCGCCATCCCTGAGACACCATTGCCCGTTTGGGGTACTCCACACAACAAAGGTCATGAAGTCGGCTATCTGAGGACGGCCGCCCCAATCTGCAGAGAGTAAAAAAGTTAGGCTCCAATCATCTTCTACCTTGAAAAGCCCGGTTTTTGTAAAAAGGAGGATATAGCGGGATAGGACGAAGAGGCAAGGAAAGGGCCACTCATCTGCAGAAACATCAGAGAGGGGATTCACCACATCTTGCCTAGGCTCCAGACCATAAGGAGAAGGGACAAGATTATAGCAGCAAGACAGATACTCCACGGTGGTGCGTAGGGAGGGGCTGATTCTGAGGCCACTAAGAAACCCCTTCTCAAACACAGATGATATCTCTCTCATAGCCTATCCTAAGGTGGAATGAGTTACAGCAGGAAGTTCTATAAAGATCGTGCCAATAGCCCTGGCCGACCCATAGTTATCACCGCCTCCTGAGTGGGAAGCTTTTACAGTCAGAGCTAGAATATCTCCCATATTCACAGGGACAGTGAAATCAGCAGAGTAAATGTTAGAGCTTCCAGAGCTCTTAGTTAGAGCTCCCTTCTGTACTCCATTTACAAAGAAGGTAATAGAAGAGACATTACCAGATAAAGAATCTCCTATTGCTATACAACGCGTTACAGTACCGGCAGTAGGTACAACAACTTCTCCAACGCGATTATCCTGTATTCCAGAGGAATCATTATGCTGAGAGTAGGTATTTAGGACTATTTTGTCTTTAGTCGTTATGGTAAGCCCTACTCCTTTCTCCAACTGTTCCAATCTTTCTAGGATATCATTTATAGTGTTTTGTATCCAAGGAGGGGTGGAGGAGTCTGGGCAAGAGCCTTTTATGTAATCGCGAAGACTGTCTACAGGCATAGTTATAACCCCATCTCGTCAGAGTCAAAAAGATCTTGGAAAATCTCCTGCTGTTCCACATCAGTAAGCTCAAGCTGCAAAGCATTCAGCCAGTCTTGGGCCCCCTCAGTGTTACGGTAAAAAACTTCCAGCTTATACATAGCGGCCATCAAAAGGATGGAGGGATGAGATATTGACCAATAGCTGGTGGAGTCATCAGAGGAGAGTTCTTTAGAATAAAAATTCCCCTTTACCTGAATCACGCAATCGTGAGAAGGCATGGGGAGGATTTCTAAGGTGAGTGTCTGTCCATCCCAAGCAGTGCTTGTTATTACATCTGAGGGAATGTTTACGTCTGAGGCTGGCTGGTCTGTCAAATCATTGACGTAGCGGACAGTCGAGAGGATGTAGTACCTGGGGTGGCCTGAGGAAGAAAAAGCAAAACGATAGGAGCCTCTATTGTGCAAACGCTCTAGAGGATACCATCTGTCAGAATTTGTCAAGAGGACAGAAACACTGGATATTGCCCAACAGTTGGAGAGGTTTACATACTTATCACCAGCAGGCAGTTCCAGAATAGCTACGCCTGAATAGGCTTCCCTTATATTGGCTCTCTGATCGAGAAATCTCTGACCACTCTTTATGAAGAAGTCTGCTCCGTTGTCTGACCCGTCTAGATTTATAAGGTCATACCTGCCGGATTTCTCCACGAACTGTTTACGAAGCTGGGAAAGGTTCACTTTCAACCTCTCTTCTTAGGGCCAAATTTTGGCGGAAGGTGGGCGGTTTACCCCTCGGCCCCGTTATACCCTTCGGCTCCTCGCTGTCAAGGGTCGCGCCTTCGGCGCTTCCTCCCTTGACAGCTCCTCGCCTTCGGGTTTCGGGGCCTCGCGAGGGGTAAACCTTGGACGGGCTATGGAAGGTTAGAAGGCCCGAGAATATTAGGGCCGCTTTCCAACGCCGTTCAGCCATGCCCACCCCTGCGGGAAGTGGTACTCCAAACCGGCTTCAGTAAGATATTCTTCCTTCTTGCCGTCGTACCTGTTGTGGCCGTGCCGTTCCTTATCCTCGAAGAAGGTCGTGTCCGTGATATAGCGGTACTTGATATTCTTCGGCTCGAATACGAGCATGGAGTTTTGATTGGACGGCTCATGGCTGAAAAGAGGATGAGTTTTCATAGTGAGCTGGCCAAACGGAGTGACGAGTTCCACAACCTGGATACCAAAAGCCTTTGTGGTAGTGGTGTAGTTCCAGGTTCCGTACTTTCGCACCAGTCGGTTGATGCCCATAAGGGCAGCGTCACCAACGAAGGCGAGCTTATCAGTTTCGCCCCACCGAAAGAGATGCATCAGCGTCTCATCCAGCCAGTCCAGGCCATCATTGTCCCAGTCGCCGGTAAAATCATCTACGATTCCACCATTGTTTTTGATGCTCCAGATAAGGCCACCCGTAGTACGGAGCGGCTTTCCGTTTGCCCCGATATTCTCAGAAGGCACACCGAAGATGAAAGCCTTCTCCATCTCAATGGAGTGGAGTTCCAGAGCTTCTCGTTTGGCCTCGTTGTATGCCGGCCCAGTACGCAGGCGAGTCTTCTCGGCCGTCCGGGTGATCTCCAGCGCATTGCGGAAAATCTGGGTATAGTTGTGCTGTTTATAAGGATCGTAGGCCACCGCCTGGCCGATAAGTGCCCCTTCGGGATTGGCCGATCCGATAATGAGGACTCTTTGGATATTGGTGGAGGAGAGAATGCCTTTGGAGGCTTCCAGAAGCTTGATGCGCAGGTAGGAGTTGTCTCCAGCCAGAGTCGCATCCTCAACAATGCCCACCGTATCAAAGGTGGTGTCGTCGGTATTCCGAAGGAGCACGGTGTGCGTAGGCACAAACTGCTTCACCCGGGCCTCGGACATCTTGGCATAAACCACGGCGCCGATATCAGAAGTGGCATCCACATCTTCGGTCAGGCCGTCGTTTTTATACATCCCAGTGACATCCGCCGCCTGGGACGGAAGCACTTTGCTGAACCAGTTGAACTCAGGATCGTCCGTCTTCTCATTCTTCATGATACTGAGAAGGGCGGTAAGAGGGGCTTTTCCGTTAGGATAGAGCCTGAGAAGGGTTTCCCGCCAGTTCTTCGGGCGCTGACCTTCGACGGTAAAGTCGTTAGTGGCCCGCATGCCCAGAAACGCTACATCGTTAGGCATCGTAATCTCCTCGTAAGGTTAGAAGGTTATCAGATCAAGAATCTGTTGCTCCTGCTGAGAAAGGCCAGAGGAGGGAGACACTCTGTCAACACCTCCCCCTACCCCGCCAGCAGGCTGGGCAGGAACGCGCCTACGCTGACCGTCAGAGCGCAAACGCAATACTGAGCGGGTACGCTCAGCTGCCGAGCGAAGCAGTTCAGGAAGACTCATTTCTGGATGTTCCTGATACAACTGCATCGCTGCCATTGCCACCGCGTTCTTGTAGGGGACAAGATCTTGGTTGGCACTGTAGAAATCCCGCGTGGTGTTTTCAATAGTAAGCTGCTGCTTAGCTGTTTTTTCCACCACCTCAGGAATCTGCCGAAGAATATAGTTAGTGGAGGAGGCTTGGGCCGCTTTGAAGGCAACAGTGGCCACCTTATTGAGGAGTTCGTTGAACTTTGCCCGATCCTCCAGGATCGATACATGATCCTCGGTTCCGATAAAGTCGACGGTTGTAATCTGGCCAGGCTCCGGAAGTTTGAAATCCTCTATGGCAGGCTGAGCTGAGGAAGCCTCCTTGTTAGCAGAGCCAAGATTGGCAGAGGAGATACTGGCAAGCTTTCCAAGAGCCTCATCCAACCTCTGGCGCATCACCGAGATATCATCTTCTTCAGGAGGTGTATCCTGGGAGGGCGAGGACGAAGGAACTTCGGACGAAGCCTCCTCTGTCTTGGCCTCTTCCTCAGGAGAAATAGGATGTCCATACCTATCTTCCTGCACCTCAGAAGAGGGATAAACTTCTGCCTCGGTAGGTGTGGGAGATTCTTGAGATGTTTCCTCCAAGGGAAATGCCTCGTCTGTGTACAACTCTTCACTCATTTGCCGCTCCTTTATAATCTGGTTCTGGTATACCGTCCATAGTGGGAATATCAAGAACACCCTTCAAAGCCCTTATCATTCCCTGAATCCTACACGCCTCAGAAGGAGTGTGGTCTTCTTTCCATAACAACTCGGTCAGCCTCTCCACGTCGTTCTCTATATCAGATAGGAAGGCTTTAGTAACCTCGTCCTCTTTCCAAGCTACTACCTTATCCTGCCAAAGCACGGGCGACCTCCTCAATAGGAAGCATGCTACCGGCCTGCGCCCCCTGCATCACCTGCTCAGTAGGAGCAGTAACAGGTTGGACAGGCTGTCTAAGGAAGTTGTCAACGTTGGTAGCCCCAAGTTGGAGAGCCACCTCTTTGAACACCCTTCCTATGTCAATCATCTGATAGAGTTCAGGAGTTTTGGCTACTGTATCGAACATGCGCAGCCAGAAGTCTGCCTCACTCTTATTGCTCTGATCTTCTGCATTGATAGATACATCAAAATCTACGTTGAGGTCCTGAGGTGTGACTCTCATCCGGTCGTTTTGAATCTGACTCCCATACACCTGCTCAAGTTGCTGCTGCCAAATGCCTACAGTAGACACCCACACATCTTCTGTTATCATCTGTTGGGTGTGCATAGCAAACATATACCCGATGTCTTGAATCAACTGCTGGCCGACAATCATAGCCAGGCTGTGCAATCTTCCAAGAGCCTGATTCTGGGTTCCCTGAAACTCAGCGGCGCTAAGGCGTTCAGGCCCCCCACTTCGCAAAGTCCCCATTATGGCATCATCACTTCCGCTTATCTGATTCATCAGATTCATAGTAACCTGAGCATCTGTGATGTTTTGCCTAGTTACATCATTCACCTGGAGTTGGGTAATAGCTTGACGAATATCCTTTCCCCATGCCGCTCGTCTGGCTCTGATCAACTTTCCCGGCTTAGGGTCTGTCAGGTCCTTAGTGTTGAGCATATAAGGGTCATAGATAATCATGTCGTTGATAGTCTTGCGGACGTTAGTTACATGACTATTGAAGAGCCAATCAAGCAAGCTTTGCATTCCGCCCAAGAGTTCAAGCCTGCTAAGGGGAGCAGAAGAATACCCATCAAAAGTTGGGGCACATATGGCTATGGGGAACATCTCATGATCTAAGTTGAGAGGCTGCGCCTGGATTATTACCCTATCTCCAGCAATAGCAAAGAGCCATTTTTCCGGCAGATCACGGTCTCCAAGATTCCAGTCTCTAGGAATTATCTTTATATAGAGGTAGATTACATCTATGGGCTTCAGCACTGTGGAGTCTCCCTCAGATGCTACCTGCGCCCCTGTGTCCCTCTTAGAGCTATAATAGCGAGAGATCATTCTCCCCTCTTTGAGATATTTCACGTTGAAGACGCTTCCATCTCCATCAGTCTCCAAGAGGTTATAATAATTAGTTCGCCGAATAAATCCTACGAACTCGCTATCTTGAATGGCCTGCACTCCGTAGTTAGGGTCAAGGAGGAGCTGATAAGGATCGACATTTTCCAGAGCATTCCCCTCAAACAAAGTACGCTGCTCGGATACCTTTACCAACTTGCCAACCTCATCCAGGGAGGACGAGGTCTTCCAACCTTTCTTACTTTTCCACATAGGAAAGCAAGCACCAATCCCGTAGGCTATGCTATCCTTGAAGGCTGTGTGCAGGGCAAGCCTAGCCTTGAACCTGCGACAGTGGGTTTCAACTACCTTCTCCATCAAGATGGCGCCAATGGAATCTTCGGGAGAGTTTCCAGTGTAGCGAAAGATAGGCTCTTTCAAAAACAGCCCATCCATAAAAGCAGTTAGGGTCTCAAGAATGGAATAGCTATGAGGGAAGACAATGCTTACGGGGGCGCGGGAATCTTTTTCCTTTACCAACTTTTCCGCATCCGTGAGAGGGATGTAGGCAGTTAGGGTCTTATCCACCTCTCGCCAAGAAGAGTGTCGTAGCTTCAGCTTACTGCTCGAAACATCTACTCGCTGCATAAGTTTTCCCACCAAGCTACGGTGGAGTTCAGAATCCGGGCGCAAATCCAGATTGTCTGGATACTGGTAGGCGTAATCCTCTCCCAAAGATATAGAGTTGGAAGAGTTGCTTCCTTGAATGGTATAAGGCATACAGGCTCCTACTTCTTGCTACCTTTCATGTGCATGAGATGCTGAGCTACCCGTCTATCCCCGAACCACCAAGTTACCATAGTAACAGCGAGGAGCATAACCACTTCGCAAGCCTCTCGCCAACCATCATAGGCCAAGGTGGCAGAAGGAGGAAACCCTTGCATTATCTCATAACTCTTATACGTCACCCAACTGGCTATCCCCAAAGAATATAAGGTAAGGGCAGAGCGCATCAAGTGGTTTATCGCATCTCCGATACCTATAATAGCCAGGATTATCAATCCTAGGGGAACCGTAAAGATGCGAAGCCATCCTTTCTGGTCAAACAGTGCAGAGAGCCATCCTTCAGGAAGGAGAGACTTCTGTGAGTCTTGAGACTTTGAAAATGCCTGAGCCTCCATTTGCTCCAGAGCAATCTCAGAGGTAGCTTGAGCCACTTTTATATTTGCCTCAGCCTCAGCAATCATAAGTTCAGACTCAAGTCTGAGCTTTTCCAACTGGGCTGTGGCCTTCAGCTTTTCCATCTTATAGTTGGAATAAGTTGTAAGGCCGGTTCCCAACAGCCCTAGCAAGGCGCTTGCCAAAGTCTCAAGAATCATAAAAACCTCACGCAGCATTCAGCCTAGCTACGCCAAGCCACTTCTGAATCACCTCTGACATTGCAGAGTATCCTTCTATACGGGCAGTTTTGGTAGGAATAAGCATCTTGACAAAACTCGGCTTGTGTATAGGAAGAAGATCAGAAGAGAGCCAGCCTATAGCAGAGGGGCTACCTGTTGCAGGAATAAAGGATCGGAAGTCTACAAGATACCGATTATCCACCTTAGACTGATTAGTCGCAAACATGTTTACGGCGGCTATCTCAGGCGCATCTGCTACTCCTTTGTAGCCCACATACATGGTGGAATCTGTAGAAGAGGCCATTCCAGACGAGCGACATACCGCAAGGCCTTTCGTAAGGGTACGAAGCGTCCCCAAAGAACCGTTATAATTCCAGGGAGCTATTTCTGTACTCATCAAAGAGATCGAAGCGGCAGATATGCTGAATTTCATAATCCTAGCATTCTGCGCATCAGAGTAAGGGAAGTAGGCATATAAAATGCCCCCTCCAAAACTCCAGCACCAGAAACCAGAAGAGTAGACAGATCCTCCAGAGATAGCAACTTCCTGGGTAGTCCAGCTAGCAGCATCTGCGGTGCCCCAGCTAAAATTTAGGCCCGATTTATTGCCGTTCCAGGAAAGTGTGCCCAGGTAAGGAGGGACAAAGAATCTAGGATTTACTGCAGGAGCAAAAGTATTCCAGCTTACAAGGTCTGTTGAATACCAGTAGACATTAGAAGTGTCCTTTAGATAGAAGAATCTGTGCTCCTTAGGCCATCCAAAGTATTCTACCTCTGTGACATCTGCATATGAGGCAGACCAAGGAAGTGTGAGCTTCTCCCAAGATACGCCATCAGTGCTCTTATAACCGCAAGTAGTTTGGTCTGACACGTTTCGGCAGTACAAGTAGAACACATTACCCATCTGGTACAGTTCTCCCATTACCATATCAGTATTCAGAGAACTGTTTGCGTCGTCCACAACTACCGGGGCTGCCCAGTGCCATAAATCAGTGCTAGTGCAGGCTACTACTTTATTTTCCTTATTCAGCCCTACAGCCACCGCCAAGGAGCCATCTCCTATAACGAATGGGCCAGCTCCTCCCGCCGGTAATAGCTTATGAGGAATCATTCAGCACCTCCAATGCACAAGGCCCCATAGTAAGTTGTGCCCCCATCGAAAGACATGAAAGTGAGGACATCCGCTCCGGAGGCAGCCAGCTCAGGAGCTGCCCCACCAGGCCATTTCACAGATGCAGGCCATGTAACTGTGGCGCTCCCTCCGTTGATAAGCAGAATAGAGAAGCAAATACACGCATCGGAGGGGATAGCAGCCCCATCAACGTTTCCTTTGGAAAACGTGAAGGTGGTATCCCCAGTGATGGTCTTCGTAAAGGCTTCCCCAAGAGCCACATCTACATCGTTGGCAGCCAGAGAAATGGTCTTGCCTACTACTGCCCCAGTGTACGCTCCCCCAGATTTTTTCATATAGATGTTGGGGAGGTTGGCTATCGTGTTCTGAATCTCAGTAATGTTATTCGTGATTTCGGTGACTTCTTCTGGGGCCATACCAGCGTCTCCGGGATCTCCCTTATCCCCTTTCGGCCCTTGAGGCCCGGCAGGCCCTTGGGGGCCTGTAGGGCCTTGCAGACCCTGTTCGCCCCGAAGTTGTTCTTTCTGCTCCTCAGTAAGGTCATCGAAGGTTACAGAGGATCCGGCTGGCCCAGTGTCCCCTTTATCTCCTTTGTCTCCCTTATCTCCCTTCTCACCTTGAGGACCCTGCGGGCCTTGGGGTCCGGTAGCTCCCGGAGCGCCATCTGCCCCGTCAGCTCCGGCAGGGCCAGGCTCCCCACGGGGAATAGAGAAGGCAAGCCGAACATTCTGGGAAGTACCAAAGTTTTCAACCCTTGCAGAGCTTCCGGGCTCGGTAGTGGTAGTGCTGACTACATCCACAGTTACAGTGCTACCCTCGCCAGAACCACCAGAGCCTCCACCACAGCAACAGCAACGCATATCCATAACTCCCTCAAGTACAACTATTCCACACCCGCGGAAGGACCAAAGCCATACGGGGCGACAGTTGACAAGTTTTATATCTTTGTTGAAAGTGACAGCGAACGCACCTTGGTCAGCAATAATGCCTTCTTCTACAGGGTCATCCCCTATCCACACATACAGAGTTTCAGGGCCTACATTCTGGAGAACGGCCTCAGGGCAGCACAAATCTAAGCGTACCCATTCATCAGGAGGGACATACCCACTTCTCATGTTATTCATACTATCCCCTCCACAGATAGTTCAAAAAAGTTTGAGCCTAGCACGTTTCGCAGCATGCTCATGGCGATTTTAGAACTTAGCACTGCCTGTTGGCCAGAAATAGATCCGAATTTAGTCCCTACAAGTATACACCCTTCCACGTTCGACAGAAACCCCTCATCCCTGTTGCCACAAAAGTTTCCGGCATGGATAAGGATTGCTGTCCTACCAGGAACATCCATCACGTTGTAGGTGTTTGGATACTTTTTAGAGTTCCAAGGTTGGCACTCATACTTCCCTCTGGGAATACAGGATTTTCTGGGCAAGTTATCTCTCCACGGAAGTTCTCCCGTGAAGAGAGATAGCAGAGGACTGGAATCCTCAAAAACTGTGAGGATTCCAAAAGTTCCCTCTGAAGAGGTTCTCTGGCGTAGTATTTTTACGCTCCTCATGCTATCCCACCTTCCAGCCAAATTTTGGCCTATCTAAATCCTATCTTCCTCTTTGAAGCCTGAGAAGAGGCTTCAGTAGCAGCGGCTATTGCCAAGAGCTGGGCGCTCAAAAGAGTTAGTTACTCTACACTTGGGGTAATACCTCTTGAGAGGTATCCAGGAACCCAAGCCATAGCACCACTTACTGCATCTCTCATAAGATGATTAGCGTGGTCATATCTCTTAGTCAATCGCTCTGCAGAAGCGCATATCTCTTTTCCCATATCATGTAGAATAGTATCAGCCTACGTCATTACTTACTCTCCTCAGTCTGGGACTCTGCAAAGGGATGCCGCCCAAGAATCTTATCCGCCCACTCGGTGTCCACTTGCTTTTGCTGTTCTGTAACGCCCACGCCTATTATGGCATTCATAGGCATCGCTCTTGTAGGCTGTTGCGGAGTCCCAGGGGATACAGGAGAGGAGGGCATGAACTTGTCAGGGTCAAAGATCTGCCGCTTCGCCCCCCAGGCATAAACCTCTCAGCTTCCCTACTCCTGTTTTCGGCCTCGTACTCAGAGCGGGCCCCTCGACGCATCTCAGAGTTTTGTGCTCCTCTGTTCTGCCCGCCAAAGGCCAGCATCCACGAACCGCTCATAAAACATACCTCCCTTTTTAGAGGGGCTCCCCACTATGGGGAGTCCCTAACAGCCAACCCGGAGGGCTGCGGGTTGACTGTTGTTAGGCCGCAGCACCGCCGGAGCCGGTCTGGCGAGAGGCGGTAACGTGGGAAATGACCTTCTGGGTCTGGCAGCAGCAGTTGTCGATGCTGGACTTCAGTTCAAAGGCATTCCGCATTGCCTGAATTTCATTGGCGTGGGTGGCGTTGAGCTGGAAAATGGTATTGTCTTTCTGGGCAATCTGCCCATTGAGACCAGTGGTGAGAACAGCCGCTTCGGTTCAGCACTGGCCCTGCGCCAGCTGCGCACCGATATTCTGAGCGGCGGCAATGGTACGGCCAAACCCTTCGCACATGGCCGAGTTGAGATTGGTGGTCTGGATGAGCTGGTCACGACCGATGGAGTCGACGTCCGTGCGCATGGTGGTCAGGGTATCCATGATGAACTGATTGCCCTGATTGCCGCAACAGTTACCGCCACACCCTCCATTGTTCCAGCGATTGCCGTTCCAGGCACTGCCTACAGCTCCACCGATGGCGCCACCGATGAGGGAGCCTCCTCAGTTGCCCCATCCGCCTTCGCAGTTGTTAGCTCCTCCAATAGGAAGAACAGGCTGAAGACCTTCCATAGTAAACTCCTTTGTTATTGTGCAAGAGAGACATCCCTGATAGTTTTAGGAACTACCGCCTGGATGGCTTCTTCAGAAGTAGCATCCAAGACAGATTGTCTCAGCTCGCGATTCATCTGTTGCAGCTCTCTGAGAGAGGCGAAGATAGCTTTGGAGTCATTCAGAGTATTCTGCTCATCCTCCGAAAGACTCTGAAGGTCGCTAACTTGAGCAGCGAGAATGTCAGACATGGAACGCTGCATCTTCTGATCTATCTCAGCCATCGCCGCATCAATCTGCAGAATTTTGGAAGTTTTGGGGCCAAAGAGGATCTGGTCTTGGGTAGGAGGTGTGAACGTGATGCTTCCATCTTCTTCCACAACCGTGTTAGAGGGAACAACCCACTTCTCCAGCCCTTTCATACCATAAGTAGTGAGCTCTTCGTCAGTAAGCTCCCTATCTCCTCGGGCCCTCAGCAACGCCTCCATAGAAGGAGAGTTGCAATAGATCGCCGTTTTATTGGCGTGTATGAATATCTTTTCCATTGGCACTCCTGGTAAAGTATATATGTTGGAGAAAGCCCAAGTTATACAATCATACTACACCACCTCCTCAAATGTCGCAGGATGAAATTCTATAGAGATCTCCGCAAGAGCAGTCTCATTTTCTGCATTCTCTATAGCCTGGCGCAAAACATACTTCTGATAGTGGAGAGATGAGTTGTTTATAGCCATCTCCTTATAGACAGTTTTCAACTCTTCAACGCTGAGGAGCCGCAGCTCATTGTTGTTATCTATGAAAGAAATCCCAGAAGGATCTTCTGACAAGGGGGCAACGTCTGCCTGAGTATGGTTATACAGTAATGCAGCCGTCTCAGCCAGAGCAGCAGGATCCGCCTCAACATAGAAGCCAAGAGAGCTTTTGAAGGTGGCGTCTTTCATATAAACATCCCATACTTCAGAAAGTTCCCGAATCTTTGCAGATTTCTTAGCTTCGAGGCCAACAATAGGGTAAGAAGGTGGTGCCTCAAAGTATGTTCCACGTTCTACAGAAAACTTTACAAGCCATCCAGGAGCCACCTCATCCTGACCTGTGATATCTACCCAATAAGAGTCAGGGGAATAGATGCTACAGAACTTGGTATATTCCAGCTCTGTCTCCTGTACTAACCTAACCATACCACCGTATATGTCAGCATACTTACGCATAATACTTCCTTAGGAGACTATTCCACGTCCCCACTCGATAAGAGCTGCCCCAGGACTTCCTGAGCCAGCATGATTTCCGCCCGTACCGTAGCTACCCTGAAAGTAGCCTGTCCCCCATCTATAGGCATCCCCTCCCTGGCCAATATTCACTGCTATCACCTGCCCAGGAATAACGTCCATAAATCCTGAAGATGTATAACCAGAACCTCCGGTATAACCGCTGAATCCGGCAGGGTCTGCATATCCTCCCGCACCGCCAGAGACTCTTTCGACAGAATCTATACCATACAGAGTAACGGAAGGAGCACCGTATATAGGATCACTCCCTATGTATTCTACGCCGTTTACGGTTCCAGTACTCGGTTTTACAACATCTTGGCTGGCATATGCAGAGACAGCGCCCTTAGCGGTAACACTACCAACTACGGTATCGCCTCCTCCACAACCATTTATGATGTTTGTGCCATCTGCAGAAAGACCAAGATGGCTTTGCTTGAAGGTCATCCCCCCAGCTCCACCGCCTACACAGGTTATCTTTATCCTACCTACTCCACTGGGAACAGTGAAACTTCCAGAGGTAGTATAGGTGGCGTAGGCGTAAGGAGGCACCCCAATCTGTCCAATGGCGTAAGTCTCTCCCGTAGACAGTTTGACTCTCCCTGCTGTGGCCGTCGGATCGTCAACAGAAGTAAGGGCCGCCCATGCAGGAGAGCCATCCACCTGTAGGGGGATGTTATTAGGGCCTGCCTCTTCTTCAGTGCTGTAAAGCTTAGCTGCTCTGAGATCCCCATCAGATCTCTGAACTTGTAGCTGTTTGCTATACTCAGCCATACTACTCCACCCAGAGTTCTGCGTTGTTGGAAAACACGAGATGGGAGATATTAGTTATATTATTACCTCCCATGTCGATGACTCCTCTCATGGTTCCCCCAGACTTGAGCAACGCATCTTGTTGCAACTGCTCAAGATTACCCTGCACCTCCTGGATGAGCTTACGAAGAACCTCATCCGCAGCCTTGTAATCAATGGTTACTTGGGTTATCTTGTTGGTGAGGTTAGTAACTGCCTCTCCCAGGGAGGCCTCAAAGCTGTTCCCCAATGACTCTATGGCAGCTTGAATAGCTGAAAGCACTCCTCCACTGGCTACAAAGTTTTTGCTTCCAGAGGTGGGCATAGCGTCTATATCTCGCTGCGCTATTGTATCAAGAGCTTGTTTTACAGTGAGAACTGTAACTCCAAAGATGGTAGACTCCCACCAAACGCTGGAAGAGGGAAGAGTGTTGATATCGGAGCCAGAGCCTCCAATAACTTCCCCATCCCAGGTAACATCCCCAGAGGCCGATACCCCAAACTTGTCCAGCACCTCTTTGTTTGAGTGGCTGTGGGCGAGTTTCACAGCAAGCTCCAAAGAAGACCAGTCAAAGTCTTTGGGAATATCCCCTACGGCGTCGGAAAGTATATCATGCCACAGATGGTCTGTAGCATCCCCTTCCAAGATATACAAACCTGCGGGAGAATCTTCAGAAGCCTTCACATATACAGTGGTTCCCTGTCCCTTGCTCACAAGAGCATCCCGTCCAGCGAGGCTATTCACTATATATACACGGCCTCCCAGGGACAGCTCTTCTATGATGCCGCTGATAGAGGTAAGGGCCTCCTTCAGCGCCTCAATAGCAGCATCTTGATCTTCGTTCTTGCTCTCTATGGCCGAAAGCGAGCGGCCAATGATTACTCTCAGCCACCGAATATAGCGTTCGTACAACTGGGCTTGAAGATTTAGGCAGACGGTGTGAGTTCCTACAGCCGTCCCTACGAATATCCCAGTATTGGAAAGGGTAATCTTCCCTGCCTCAGTATCGCTGAGGTATACAGGATCCCCCGGAGTAAAGCTCCAATCATCTCTGGAGATCATTCCAGATACCTGAATAGACGCCTCGCCGACAACTACGCCGAGAAACACAGGAAGCACTGACTGAGATACGTCTCCAGCTTCTGAATCCTCAACGTCGAGCTTTGCATCTTTATGCCAATTTTTGGCAGTCACTGGGACGAAAGTCTCAGTTTCAGAATCCCAAGCTACAAAATCCCCATCAGAAGCTTCTGGAGACACTTCTCCGTCTACTACCTTATCCCCCACAACCGCCCGCTTCAGCTCCCGGATAGCCATAGGGAGGCGGCTTACAGGGCAGTCATCAGGAGGGAAGGCCAAATCGTAGGCGAAGTTCTTATAGGTATCCTCTTCAGGGTGCTTGTGAGGAGCACTCCAAGGATACATATCAGGATAGTGGCCTGCTACCTGCTGCGTAGCATCCGAGACAACCAGCTTTCCAGTTTTAGGGTCAACGCTGATATCAATCGCCTCAGTCCCACGGCCGACAGTTATCTTATCCTTCTTATGCTCTCGAACAACGAGAGGTGTCTTCTTTATCTTATCAAGAGACATACGACCTCCTATGAGGGACGGCAGACTATAACTATTTCCGCGCCTGTCCTATTAGCTGTTACAGACAGATTAGGAGCCCTAGATCCTTTGCCCTCAGCAGAAGAGAAGTGCATATAGTCTGGAGCGATACAGAGGTAAATCTTGCCATCTCCGGGGCCAAAAGCTGTCGCCCCAAAGGTATTTCCTTGAGCGCTGTAAGTTTGAGCAGTCTGATAGACCCATTGCCCTTCCTCTTTGATGAGAATATCGCACATAACTAGCTTATTCCCAAGAGGACTATCCAACGTATACTCACTACCAAGGGTAACGGGATTAGGCAAAGCAGCATCCGCTACTGAGATGGTATTCTCCAAATCTACCCAGGTAGTTGACTCGGAAGTTATCACATAAAAACTGCCCGCATTCGTCCCCGGGTCTCCTTTCGGCCCTTGCGGGCCCTGAAGACCTTGAGGGCCCTGAAGACCTTGAGGGCCAGCAGCTCCTCTAGGAATTACAAAATCCAAGACTGCATGCGATGAGTTTCCCGAGTTAGTTACTTGGGCATCCGTACCAGGCTCTCCTGTAGAGGTGCCGCCTACTTCTATTGTGGCAACCTCTCCGGGAGTTCCAGAACCTCCTCCAGAGGCTTCAATAGCAGAGATTCTTTTCTCCATAGCCTCAACAAGAGGCCAAGGCCAGTTATGCGGCCAATCTACTCCCACTCTATCTTTTGGGATATCTGGGGATATCCTAAAGGGGCTTTGTCCACTCATATCATTCTCCAGTCTTCCTGTCTGCCAGGTTCGTCGGCAAGAATGGCATACTCATCCTCGCTCACATCCTCTTCAGAGCCAAAGAAGTAACGGTCATCTAACTCCATAAGCTCTATTATATAAGCAAAGGCATCCATCACGTCCCACAGTTCAGAACGTGGGAATGAAGTAAGTTGCAGCTCTAGCTTAGAGCTTACCGCTTTATTGTGAAAAACATAGCCTTGCCTATAGAAGGGAGCAAGCTGGGCTACCCTATTCTCTTTTTTATCCCTAGCATTTAGCTCAACAAACTGGGGAAATATCCCTCTCCTACTCATCTCATTCTTGATGGGCTGAGTTATGAACTCGTGAAGAGAGGTTACCTCCACTGCCAAGACTCTGGAGTTATGCACCACCACCTGTTCAAAGATTGCGTCGTAGAGTTCATCAGGATGGAATCTTCCACTTTTGCAATCATGAAAGAAGATGGAGTGCTTAGTCAGGTCTACCCCTACAGTCACCACAGCAGAGTCATCCGAGTGGAGCTTGACGGTCTTCGCTGGATCCACTATAGTAACAAAATAGACCTGGTTGTCCTCCAGAATATCCGCAGGTTCGTAGTAGCGAAAATACTCGGGCCTAAAAACTGCGTCTATGTTAGAGATTGGCTTATTCTGGTACTCGCGTGCAAAGACGTCTGCCTGCCCTCGAGCCATAAACTCCTGGAAGAGTTCTTCCACCTTAGCATCGGAAAGAAACTCTGGCCAGTTGGATTTTAGATTATCGTCACACAAAGAAAGTCTCACACGTTTCCACGTCTCGTCCTTCATCAAGTTGGCGAGAAGAGAATCTTCGTGCAGGATAGTTCCAATAATGACAACTTTCCAATTATTCTTGGAGCGGTCTACGCTATTCATGAGGTCAGCAAAGAACCATTCCTTCAGCTTGGCCCTACGCTCCTCACTCATCACAGCTTCCGCATCTTCTAAGTCATCTACTACAATGAGATCAGGGCGGTTTCCCATATAGTTGAGGCCACGAATCTGCTGGCCAGCACCTCTGGGAAGTACATAAGTATCACCAGCAACAAACTGCTTGGCGGCCCAGTTGGAAGAACGAAGATCCCCAAACACTAAAGGTAGGATGTCTCCACTGGTAGGGTCTTGAGTTGTGAGGGAACTTTTGAGGTTTGCAGAGTCCATTATAGCCTTATCAGCCGTATTAGACACGCAAGCTATGAACTTTTTCAACCCAAAGCAGATGTGGCGGGCTGGATATCCATTATTTACTATGGTTGTCTTGCCCCATCCTCTAGGAGCTGCTATAGCAACTTTCTGAAACAGAGGATTGTCGATAACGTCGAATATCTCATCCGTTATGGAGGCAAAAGGACGGTTGAAAAGTGAGGGGAGAAAGGTAGTAGAGAATACCTTTGTAGATTGAGCAGATTCAGAGAGGAGGCGATTCCAGATAGGATCGTCTACGAAGGGAGAGACACTACCCATCGTTCCTCGCCTCCTCTTCTGAAAAGGGAGTGACGTCAAGCACTAAGCCGTTTGCCTGGGCTCTTGCTAAAGCCTGTTCTTTCAGAGTGTCAAGATCACTACTGGACAGGCTGACGCTTACTTGGTTGACATTGGTAGTTTTCACGGGAGCAAAGCCCGCTCTATCTAACGCGTCCTGCGCTGCGCGGAGCCTAACCGCAGCTGATACGCTTTCGTCTTCCAGTACGTCCGAGATGAGCTTGATGGCCCTGGGGGCCAGAGCCCTTATCTCCTTAGCTGTCTCTACTGCATTGAAGTCTGCCTCAGCCCGTAACAAGGCAGACTGGGCACGCCCTAATCCTGAGTTGACGACAGTAGACACTGTCGCCGGAGTGCATCCCAAAGATTCAGCTATCTGCTTGTGAGAGTAGCCGAGGAGGGATAGTTGCAGGATACGATGATGGCGTGCATTCAGACTCTTAGGCTCATAAGCTCTAGGAGACTGAGTTCTTCTTCTATCATAGCCCAGCGATGGCATAATACTATCTCCCTTCATGGCAAATGATATATTGGAATTGGAAGCATGTCAAAGCATAATATAATGAGAAGAATGACCTTATAGGAGGACTCTTTATAGGAAGCTCCTAGTAATGCAGGCTCCTTCATGTTAGAGTTTGGCGTAACTATAAAAATGGCACAATATTATGTGTTGCGTTTTTATTTACAATATGTCATGGTTGTGCTACCTGGGGGTATATATATATATATATTAGTCAGGTTAGTAGAGGAGGGCAAAACTTATAGGAGAACTAACTTGGGCGGATTACAAAGAGAGCGAGAGCCGAGACTGGGAATAAACCCTTCTGAGATGCTTATGCAAGTCTTGAGCCAACAGTCTGATTCGAGGGAAAAGTTGGCCGAGCTAAAGACAGGGGTGAAAAATCTTGAGCAGGGACAAGAGAGGTTGGAAAAAAGCTTGGGCAATTTGGGCAGTAGGTTCGACCAAAAGCTTTTGGACATAAAAGATGAGATAGACGACCTAAGGGTTGTCACCAGAGGGTACAACTCGGATAGGGATGAAAGGTGTGATGAACACGGGAGGAGGCTTAGTGAGTTAGAGCATACTAAGACGATGATAACTGGGATGGGAATGGCCAGTAGGATTTGGCTGTCTTTGGTGGTTGCCGTAGGAGGGATTATCATAGGGCTGATAGGAACTTGGCTGGCAGAGAAGTTTGGAATCATCAATCTTTGAGAAAATGTTTGGCACGGAGGGATGAATGATGCTCCTAGAGGATTACGGACTGGTGAAGGGTTCTGTCTTGAGGCATTACAAAGGAGGAGTGTATCAGGCGGAGGCAGTCTGCCTTATAGCGCACAAAGATGGTGCGGGAAGTGAGCCTGCCCTCCTATACCGCCATCTCTTTGGGTCGGTCACCTTTTGCCGCCCCGTCTCGGAGGTGTTTGAGATGGTGGCCAACTCAGAGGGAAGGCTTGTCAGGAGATTCGTCCCAATATCGGAGCAGGAAGTTGGGAGGATTCTCTTGGAGCAGCATCCAGATCGGTGAGTCCCGCCTCCTCCCAAAAAGTTTTCCACGCCTATCTTTCTGGCCCAAAGATTAGCCGCCCGATTTGGGCGGTTTTGCCCGCCCAACTCCCACCACCCAAGGTTTCGTGGGAGGAAGTTTCGTGGGAGGAATCTAGGCAAAAGCTCACAATTTTGTGACTTTGTTAGAAGCTCACATACTTCTTTAGTTCGATATACTATACCCAAGACCTGCATCACCCCCAAGCCCGGCTCACTCGCCTCCCGGCTCGCTCGCCTTCTCGCATCAACCTTTCCGAGAGATAAGGTAGCCCGATGAGTGCTTTCCAGCCCCCCTTTCAGGTGAGGGGCTGGAAAGGCTAGTCCCTCGAACAATGGACAATCTCACACATAAAACTCTTGGTAAAGGAGAAGATGAAATGGCTGCACGTAATCAGAAGGAAAACGTTGGTACGGTGGTTGTGGATGAGAAGGCTCTCACGGTACGCCGCACGGTAGGGTTGAGCGGGACGAGTGAGGAATGGGCAGGGAGGAAGGTGCAGTTGGAGGTGGAACTGGATTTTAGCAACGCTTCCACAAAGCAGCTCTTGGAGTGGTCGTCCAGGACGCTGACCATCTCAATGCAAAACGCCCTTAGGCAGTACGGCCCAGAGTTTTGTGAAAACTTGGCCAAGCGCGGAGTTTATAAGAGGAGCGCAGAGATGGCGGGGATAGTGGAGGATGTGGACAAGCAGGCAAGGAACCTTGAAAGGCAGCTCTCTTCGCTGAGCAACGAGCAGGCGGCCCAACTCCTAGCGGCCCTCCAGGCTAAGCTCGCAACTTCCACCACTAAGCGATAGTTCTCCCTCTTCCTCTCCCTCTTCCTCTCCCTCTTCCTCTCCATAAGTTCTAAGCTCTAGGCTCTGGGCCGTGTGCGCCCAGGGCCTTTTTTCTTTGAGGCACAGCCCTCCCCCCCGCGCTTTGCGCGGGAAAGAAGGTGGCGCCAGTGGCGCGCCCCACCTTCCTTCTCGGGCACTCTTGCGGGAAGGAGAGAGGAAGGAGCTTTGGGCGGAGGGGGGGGGCCTGCATAGGGTGTAGGGCGGCCCACTAACGTGGCCGTCGGCCCAACTTCCGTCCCCAAACCTTCCACCCCCAGAAGTCTCCCCGCCTAAGTCTCCCCGCCTAGGTTTAGGAGGGGGGAGGGCAGCTTTGGGCCAAAATTCTCCCCAAAGTTTTTTGGGCTACCTCTTCCCTCCCCAACTTCCCTCCCTTTGAACTTCTCGAAGAGAAACTTCTCGAAGAGAAACTTCTTCCACCCAACAGCCTTGGCGCCAACCACCTTGGGGAGGTTATGGGTATGGGGTATGGGGGCTAATAAGGTATGAAAGCATGAGGTTATGCGCTTACCCCCTCCCCTAAAAAAACCTCTGGCCCAAAGGAGCGCCCGCCCCATCTTCTCTATCTCTCTTCTTAAAAAAAAAAAAAAAAAAAAA